TGTAAAGCCTATGACAGGATTTATAGGTATGTCATTTCAGCAGATGGCCGGGACACAGGGCTTTGAGATTATCATACGTACTGATTTTGACTTTCCGCCTGACAGAAGATATCTGGTGGATTATAAGGGGATATATGGAGACCAGCGAATGATTATTCATTCTGTGGAGATAAATAAATTTTATACTAAACTCATTTGTAAAAGTGAAAATAAGTTGCCAGTTCAAACCACCTGATATAGCAAAACGCTATCGTAAGATGTCGAGGGAAATAGATCGAAAGCTCGAAAATCTTGTTGCTGTAACTGTAAGACAGACGAGTTATAATGCCAAGAGCTTTGCTACTGTGGATAAGTCTGGTATGAAAGCAAGTATAAGACCTTTAAATAAAGGCAAGACAGGTGAAGTAATTGTTGGTGCAGGATATGGTCCTTATGTAGAGTTTGGCACAGGATCGAAAGTACAGGTTCCGCCAGAATTAAGAGAATATGCAATGCAGTTTAAGGGTGCAGGGATAAGGCAGGTAAATTTAAGAGCAAGGCCATATTTGTATCCTGCATATTTTGTAAACAGGGATAAATTCATCAGGGAATGTGATAAGATACTGAGAGGATTATGAAAGACTGTTTTTTTCAATATCGCAAAGGGCTTTACGAGGCATTGAGTACACTGACATACCATGGTAATGCTATTCCTGTTGTGGAATATGCTCCTGATGATTATGAGACTCCATATATACAGATACTCAATATGTCGGCTACCCTTGAGGATGATATGACAAAATTTACACAAACACTGACAACGGATATTATGGTAGTTACTTCTCATGTGGGTAGTCCTGAGAAATTTGGTTCATATCAATCAGATGCTATTATGGATGATATTACTGAGTTGCTCATCACACAGGGCAGGACAGTAAGTGAGAGAGCAAAGCATATTACTATGACGGACTTCTCGGATGCAGGTTGTATATTTGTCTCAATGAATTACCAGCCTGTATTTGATGGTTCTAAGATAATGATATATAAAGTATTGACAATACAAACGATGATAACAGAAGTTTAATTAAATTTTTAATACAATGGCGAAAATAAAAGGTTACAATGTAAGGTTGTATATAGGAGGCGATCTCCTGGCACATACAACTGAAGTTAGTCTTAATCTGACAACCGACACAGAGGAATTGACGGATGCCGATAGCGGGGACTGGAAGGAGTTTGGCCCTACTCTCAATAGCGGTACTGTTGATACTACCACATGGTATAATAATGCTGTCGGGGCAGGAGAAGCTGATTTTGATGATGTGATGACTGCTTTTTTAAACCAGTCACAACTGACTCTTACCTGTGAGATAGAGACAGGTGTGGAATATGGAGGTCTTGGTTATCTTACTAATCTTAATCCTTCAGGTGGTACCGGAGCAGGTTATGTTTCTTTTACAGCAGGATTTATCTTCACCGGTGAGATATCATGACGGTAGAGCTACGAAAACGGCTCCGCAGGGTAGGCTTTCGCTTTGATGCTCTTGCTGCATGGCTGCTTTGTCAACAGTATAAGGTTGACCTGGATGGCATGGACAAGATACCAAAAGATGAATATATCAATTCATGGGTATGGTCTGCACATAGGTCATATTGTATGCTGAAATACAAAAAACCTATTCAGTATGAACAGATGAAGCGTTTTATAAATCGTCTGCATAAGAGTGAATGGGATATGTTATTAAAGGCAATGACTATGGTAAGGAGTGAGTCGAAGGATGATAAAAAAAAAGTACAACCTGGCGGGAACTCTTTATCTCAGGATGGCAGGCAGGGCTAAAGGAAGATGAGTTACTGAGGTTATCGTTTTCACAGATAGAGAGGGTTTTCGAGGCTTACCATTTAAATGACGAGTCATGGTTGAGAAAATTCCGTATAGTAGGTTATGAGGTCTGGCGCAAAGGAGCAAAAAACCCGCCGGAGATAGATACCTATATGCCTATTGGAAAGATAGAATCAAAAGAACTCACTGAAGATCAGTTAAGACAGATGCGTGATGATTGGGAGAGACATAAGAAACTGGATAAGAAGAAAAAACGTAAAAAACTATTAAGACGTGTCGCAGCAAGAACATAAAGCGGTATTTACAGCTAATAATAAGGATTTAAACCGAAAAATAGAACAGTCGGGGAATAAAATGCAGCAATTATCTGCAAAAGTTAAAACATTATTCGTCGGGTTTGCTGCTTTATTTTCTGTTCGGCTAATAACGAAATTTATTGGTGAATCTGTAAAGTTATATGATGTTCAGGCTAAAGCTGAGAAATCATTATTAATTGCTTTAAAAGGCCGTAAAGATATTCAACAGTCACTTATTGAACAAGCAGGAGAATTACAGAAAAAGACTTTATATGGAGATGAAGAATCTATAAAAGCAGCTTCTCGTCTTGCAATGGTAATTGGCGATAATGAAGATGCTTTAAAGAGATTAATGCCCCTTGTTCAAGATTTTGCTACTGGTAAAAATATGGATCTTGCTGCATCAGCTGATTTGATTGCTAAATCTGTTGGTTCCTCGACAAATGCCTTAACCCGATATGGAATAACAATAGAAGGTGAAGTAGGTAGCACAAAAAGGTTAGAATCAGCAATAAAAGGATTAAATAATCAGGTTGGGGGACAGGCAGAGGCGGCTGCAAAGGTTGGACTTGGAGCAATGACTCAACTTGGTAATGCCTTTGGCGATCTACGTGAAGAAATGGGTAGGGCTATAACAAATGCTAATTTATTTCAGGAAGCTATCAGGAATGTAAAAACTGTCATTGAAGAAACAACTGATAGGATAAAAGATGAAACAACTATCCAGGAAAGTGGTATATCTAAATGGGATAAATTAATTTTTAGATTTGCTAAATTCAGTAAAGTAGGACGTCAAGCTATTGGTGATATGGCTGATAGTATTCGTAAGCAGGAGGAACTAAATACAACGGTTGAGGACGGAACAGATACAGAGGAAATACATATTGATACGATAGCAGACTATCGTGTGCAGATAAAAGATTTAACAGATGAACTTGAAACATTAACAGCAGGAGAAGGGAAGCGTGCTGAACAAATAAGACAACAAATAGCAGATACACAGAAATTAATAGATGAGACATTAAACTATAAGACAGCCTTAGAAGAAATTGCTGGCCCATCTTTAACTTCTGAATTTACTTTTATTGGCAAGATGCTCACTGAAGATGTGGATTTCAGTAAAGAAGAGCAGGCTATTGATGAGTCATTGTCAAATATAGAATTAGCATATACTAACGCACAGTTAGCAGCAGCAGCATTTGGGAAGGAGGTAATGGCAAGTTCAGCATCCGGAGCTAATTCATTACTTGATTTCGCAAGAGTAGCAGTTCAGACAGCAAAGAAAATTATATCTGCTTATCTCGCAGAAGGTATAGCAGCGCAAGTAAAGAGTGCATTAGAGGAAGTGCCATTTCCTTTTGGTCTTATAGCAGCAGGAGTAGCAGGAGGAGGAGCAGCAGCATTATTTAATTCTCTTGTTCCTGACTTTGCAGCCGGTGGAGCAGCTTATGGCCCTACTTTAGCACTTGTGGGGGAGGCACCCGGCATATCAAGATCGAATCCTGAATACATAGGCACAGCAGCACAGTTATCACAAATGGGAATAGGTGGAGGTACATTAAGAACAGAAATAAAAAGAGATAAGATGATATTTTGGTTAGAAGAAGGCAAGGCATTATCAGAAAGAAGTTATTAAATGGCATTTGCAGTTAAATATACAAAGAAATTTCAGCGAATAGGTACGACAGCTACTTATAGGATAGATATACTTTCTGAAGCAGGAGGGGTGGAAATAACTCCGTGGAAAATGGGAGCCGATCCATGTCAGTTGAAAACATTTGGAAGTGAAAGAGATGAAAACAAGATAGTAATAGGATCGGAATTAACTTTTGAATTTGTACTTCAAAAACGAATCGGCGAGGCTGACTATGATCCTTTGTTTGAGAGTGAATACCGGGAACATATAGTTAAGTTTTACCGTGAGGACGGGCCGGATACACTTCTGTGGCAAGGTTATTTACAGCCAGAGAATATGTACAAATCGATATTTGAGAGTAATCTTCATATTTATCTATCGGCAACAGATGCACTAAAAGATTTAGCAGATTATGAGTTTCGTGATGATGGGGAGATAGTGACGGGTTAT